TCTCTGCTCCCGAGGTGACCGGCGTGGCCGTCAGCCCGAGCAGTCGAGCGTCGAGGGTGTGGGCGAAGAAGCGGTGCACCTGGTGCGTCCGACTCGTCCGGCCGCCGAGCACCGTCACCTCGTCGTAGACCACCAGCAGGCGCTCGCCCTCGAAGGACTGCATCATGAAGCCGGGGTCGAAGCCCTTGCCCTCGACGAGATCCTCACGGGCGGTCTGGTAGGTGGTCACCACCACCTGGTCACCGGGGTTCTTGCGCAGCCGGTTCTGGCGGGCCTGCTTCGAGCCCCGATACTTCAGCGAGGAGAGCTGGGTGAACTCGGCGATGTCGTCGATCCACTCGTCGACCTTGTTGCCCTCGACCGCGACGATCGCCCTGTCGATGAGGTTGTCCTCGATCAACAGGGCGATCAGTGCGAGCGCCAGGTGGGTGTTGTGTGTCACCACGAAGCCCTCGGTGATGAACAGGCCGTCTTCGGCGGAAACCTTGATGCACACCGAGTGGACGCCACCCTCGATTGGTTCGATTGAGGCGATCTTGCGTGTGACCCCCAGTCTCGGCTTCTGCTCCCAGCGGTCGACCTTGCGTTCCAACCAGAACGGGCACCGATCCATGCGGATGGTCACGTTGTAGGCGTCCCGATGGGTTGTCTGCCTCCTGGTTATCCTGGCCACGCCACCCAAGGATCTGGCGAGGTAGGCGACGTCCTGGGCGAGACGTTCCGAGGTTGAGGTGAACTGCTGGGCGGACCCGACCCACCCATCGGTGTCCATCAGTCCGGCGAGCAGGGCGCGTCGGTCTTCTTCACTGGATCGGAGATACACCTCGGGAACGAACTTCTCCCACGATCGACAACCGTGAACCCCGAGGTCGCGCAGTGCTTCAAGGAGGGGGTTCTGCCGGTGCGTCGAGCCGACCAGGCGGTACCTCGGGGGCTTCGAGGCGAACAGGTCAACACGCATCTCAATGCCCTCCGGGAGCCGCTCTTTGACCATGGCGACGATTCCGTCGTCGACCGAAGTGAAGCCCACCTGCCCGGCGCTGAGGTGCCCGTCACCGAGGAGGACACCGAGAATGTACGAATCGACGGGCAACTGACCTCCACCTCCGTGATGGGCCGTGACCGGGATCCGCCAACGCTTCCGCCCCGGGGCGTCGAGTGACTCGGACAGAGTCTTCGTATCGAGTGTTCGCCACGGAATCCCTCGGGAGATGTCGAGGTCGGTTGCCACCGTCCAGAGGTGATCGGCATCGACGTTGATCGAGACGCCGTCGTCGGTGGTGACTCGATAGCCGGGCTGCACGCCGCGATCGAACACTCCCTCGACCACCACGGGGTGGCCATCGCTCCCAACCACGAGATCGCCGACCAAGAGGTCCTGCACCGGAATCCATGACCCATCTGGGCGAAGAACACCAGTGCCGACCTCCAGACCTTTGCCGAGCCCGGTGTCGACCACGGCGATGTTGCGGGGTCGCAGATAGGCGTTGGCCACGATCTCGGCCTGGAACCGGTAGAGGGTCCCGCTGTAGAGGCCAATGCTCACGCCATGAACTCCATGGCCGTCTTGGTCCACTTCCGGAGGTTGCAGTCGCGACAGGCAGGTCTCAGGTTCGACGGCCAGTTGCTCCCGCCCCGTGCCACGGGGATGGCGTGGTCGACGTGCTCGAATGGGGCAGCCCTGCAATACGAGCACAAGCCTCCGTAGTAGTCGATTCGAGCCTGGAGCTGCTCCACAGAACAGCTACCGGCTGCACCACGGATGCGAGCGCGGCGAAGCATGTTCGATGTCTGGTGGACCGACCTCCCGCGAGATGTCTGGCGATACGAGCGCACGGACTCCGCCGCTCGATCTCTGTTGGTGTGGTACCACTCATTGGCCCTGGCTCGATTGGCTGCCGCCCGCCGAGGAGTTAGGGGGTCGACGGTGAGTCCAACCTTCTTCCTCTGCTCCCTTCGTTTCCGGTTGCGCTCCTTGGCCGCTTCGGGGTTGGCCCGGTAGCGAGCGCGGTCGTACTCGCGCTGCGCCTCCTTGGCGTCTTCGCACCCGGGGCATCGGCACCCCTCGTGGTAGCACCGGACCGACCCGTGAGGGTTGGAGTAGAGCCTCAGCCCAGTCGGGCCGAGACCGTTCGCTTCCACCAAGAGTCCGCCTTGAACGAAACGACCGATCCGTACATGGGAGCGCCGTCGACTTCGAGCATCACGAAGTGGTCACCCTCGGGCATCGGGCCAGCGACGAAGACGGCAGACAAGATGGATTCATCTTCGGTCACTTCGACGAAGACGGGCATCTCGACACCATCGACGACGACCTTCCAGTCGTCCGGCTGGTGGACCGCAGCCTCGATGCAGCGCGCATGAAGACCGACCCTACTCATGGTCTGCTCCAGGACTGCCGTAGCCATGTCTGGTACGTTAGCAAGTTTCTTGCGAGCCGTCATCACATTTCATTGCCCACACCAAGCTGGCTGTATACACAGAAAGAGCCCCGCCCCTGGCTACACCCGAAGGGACCAGTGATGACGGGGCTCTCCCTGTTGACCGCACCGGTCCCGCGGAATCAGGCGGAACTCCGGGATCCAGTGCGATCTGGAGGGAAGGTACCACGGCCCCGAGAGGCCCGCAAGCTCTACGGGTAGTCGTGCACCATCGGCTGGACGAGCACGCCCTGGTTCCGCACACCACGGGTGACCTCGGCAGGTTCGGTCAGTGAGTCCGTGCCCGTCCTCGTGAAGGTTCGGGTCGTATCGATCGACTCGACGATGGCGAAGAAGGTGTCGCCGCCGAAGCGGATCTTGCCAAGGGCCGCCACCACGGCAGCGTCGGTCGGCTCGGCGAGTGTCTCCCCCGCGGTGCGTCCATAGGCCCGGGAGTAGAGCAGTGATCCGTACAGGGCGTCCTGGTCGACGAGCGTGTAGGCGCGCTGGTTGATCGTGAACCACTCGGGAGGAACCGGGTCGCGCCAGGAGTTGTAGAGGGGACTCTCTCGAATCGGCTCGATGCTGTCCAGGAGGTTGAGGTTCGGGCCTCGCTCTTCGGCTGCCACGTCAACCCACCTTCCCCTTGTGCCACGGACGGATGTCGATCATGTCGATGCCGACCGACTGGCGGTACATCGTGCAGCGCCACTTGATCGAGTTCGACTCCTTCGGGAAGTTCACGATCCCGGCGAAGTTGTTGCGCACCCGGATGGCGGGCATCCACTCGACACCGCTGTCGTTGGAGAACTCCCAGAGCATCCCGTCGTCGAACACGCTGAAGGTGTTCATGATCCACTCGTCACGGAACGGACCCTTCTGCACGAGGCGGACCCGAACCGTACCCTCAAGTAGAGGTTGAGAGTTGAGGATGTAGGGCATGACTGCCTCGACCTGAACTCCAGCCTGAGATGTCACTTCCTTCTCCGCCAGCACCGTCGTGTCGTCGGATCCGATGAGCTGAATGAAGAGCGAGCCCTGGAGCGTGGAGAGCGGGGTCAGACGGATGGCGACGTTCAGGAGGCCACCCTTGGATGGGACGACCTCGGGGCTCTCGATGCCACCAGCCGCGCTCGCCGAGATCACCGAGGTGACCGTCGGGGTGGACGTGAACACCGGAGTGACCGGTGGGTGGATGATGGGCGTATCCAGCTCAATGAAGGTGACCACCGAGGCGGGGTTCCTGGTCACCAACACGCCCTGCCGGGTGGAGTCCCACAGCACTCGTCCGTCCCCGTAGGAGTGCCATGCACCGTCGTCCTCGAAGGTCGACGACGAGAGGGCCGAGTCTTGGAACCGGTCGTCCGGCATGATCTGCTGGGGAGGGGTCTGCTGGGTGGCGAACTGCAACTCCGTGACCGGGGTGAAGGTCATGAAGGTCTTCGAGGTGACCACCTGAGGACTCGCCAGCGGGGCGGGGGCAGCCGTGGGGTTGGTGAAGAACAGACCCGGGTCGTAGTTGGTCGTGTAGCTGTCGATGTTCTCCATGTCGTAGAACGGATCGACGTAGACGGCGGTATCGAGCGGCGTCTTCATGTCGCTGCGGCTCACCCGCACCTCACGCACGCCAGCGAAGAAGGCGATCTTGTTCGAGTGCTCCAGGACCGCCTCGTCGTAGACGTGCTTGCCCTTCTGGGTGAACTGCCGAGGGAGTCGAGCGGGCTGCCACTTCAGCATGTCGAAGCCGTACCCGGCGAAGCTCGACAGACGGGCAGCCGAGACCGGGTCGGACACCACGAGACCCGTTGTGGGAGCCGGGCGCATCCGGTACGGGTCCTCGACATTGGTCGCTCCGACCCTGCGCTCGAACTGGGGCGGAGGGATCGGTCCGTTGGCCGAGAAGCGATCGCTCACGGCCTGATCGGTCGAGTACACCGGCTGCGGCTCAGAGCCGATGGCACGGCCGCTCTGGGGCGGCAGCGTGGTGGTCGTCGACGAGAAGAGCTTGACCCTCTTGGTGTGGGACAGGAACGTCTCGAAGGACTCGGGTGCGAGGTTGGTGAACTCCAGCTTCAGGTACCGCGCCCGCACGAGGGGGAATCGAACATAGCCCTTGGCAAGCACGAAGTCCTGGGCGATCGGTGACCACTCGACGTTCGCCCACAGGTCGACGTGGCCGCCCATGAAGCCGTACGAGTACCCCTTCGCCGAGGCCCACTCGACGTAGTCGGGGTGGTACCGGAGGAAGGCCCCCATCGTCCGGTCGATGCCGGAGTCGGAGAACCTGGGCTTCCTGGTGTACGTCTCCAGGGTCGTTCCCTGACACACGACTTCGAGGTCGTGGTCGCCGTAGCCCATGACGAACTGGAGCATGGTGATGTCGAGCGAGACGTCGTTCGACACCGACGAGCCGAGTGAGCGGCCGATCCTGATCGAGTCCGGGTTCTCGGTCAGCGGTGTGTAGATCCCAGCGGGGGATCCGACGACAACCTGAGGTCCGGTGGGGTTCGTGACGACGAGCTGAATCGTCTCGTTGACGGCATCCCACTTCCCGGCGAGCTTGATCTTCTGTCCCGGCGTCCACGACCAGACGGAGGAGGTGATCGAGAGCCCGCAGAAGCGGAAGGTGAAGCTTCCGGCCGAGTTGAACACGAGGGAGACGTCGCCATAGTCGAGATCGTCCTGGGCCGTGCCCGAGGAGAACAGGCAGGCGCGGTCAGGTACGAGGTTCGATGGGAAGTTCGGGTAGAACTCGCAGGCCCACCACCACGACTTCGTCGGGTCGAAGTTCATCTCGTTGTTGTCGAAGTCGAACCACGCAGGGACGCCAGTCGGCCAGTTGATGCCGCGGTCACCGGACTCCAGCACCGTGAGGCTTCCGTTCACCGACGTGGGGATCAGCGGATCCTCCTTCGACTCCGCAGAGGCCAGATCGGTCACTTCCGGCGAGAGGTTCGACCAGTAGACGTTCATGGTCGGGCCGGTGGTGTACGGATCGAGGAAGAGGCGATCGAAGACCTGCGGGTTGCCCTGTGTGTCCGAGACGTCGAGGTAGAGGTTGACGACCGCCTGGGAGATGGGCTGCGCCTCGCACTTCCAGAACGTCTCTGCACCGTCAGCAGCATTCGATGCCTTGTAGACGGTCACCGAGTTCTGCACCGGCTGCCCGAGGACGTTGGCCGTCGTCGAGATCGGGGCCGAGAGGTCCGTGTTCGGAATGGCCGAGCGAGAACTCACCCGGTAGCCGATGTCGATGTGGCGGAGACCGAGTGGGTAGGCGACCACCTTCCCATCGAACCCGACTGGGGGTGATCCCTGCGCCAGACGCTTCAGGACGAAGCGGATCCGGCCCGCCTTCGTGGGGACGACCGAGGATCGGATCTTCGTCCAGTGGTCATTGCCATGGTGGTAGGGATGGAGGTACCCACGAGGGATCGCCCCCGAGATCCCGGCCGGGTTCGAGGAGTGGTAATTCTGGGTGTGCACCGACACCCACCGACCCTCCTCGATCACCCACGCCTGCACGTCGACCACCTGAGGGAACGAGGCGATCTCGTACGAGATGTGGTTGAACTCCTCCTCCTCGGAGAGGCGGATCTCGATGATCTCGTTGTCGGGGGCATCAACTGAGCGAACGGCCGACGTCCAGAACAGCGGGGCACTCCGGCCTGCACGGTCTCGGGTGATGACCTTCGCCAAGGACTTCAGTTCGATGCCATCGACGTACACATCGGCAGGGACCGATGGATCGAACGAACCGAAGTCGATCATTCGGATTCGACGGCCCGAACTGTCGTCGGTCGGCTTCTTCGACCCCCACCCGGTGTGCGGATTGCACACCATGACGCCGTCGGAGACGGAGCGCCCGGCCATCGTCGCCTGGATGGGACGAACGGCGTTCGACGGACCGAAGGAGATCTCCTGATCGTCGATGGTCACCCTCTGCGGGACGACGTCGAGTGCCAGCGGGTCGATCTGGTCCACGAGGGAGACGTCGCCCGGAGTGGTGTAGGCGACGACGACGGGGTTGTTGGCCAGCAGCGTCCACGCCTCGCCTTGGTACGCACCCCACGCCGGAGGGCTCACCGGGACGATCTCGTCCTCGACACCGGAGAAGAGGAGGTCGGTACCGTTGATGAGGGTGTTCCGCACGGCTGAGCGGATCTCCCAGTGGGTCGAGTCGGCGAAGACCCCGGCGATCGGAATGTTGGAGTAGCTGTCGCTGATGGCGCGCTCGACGATCACCAGAGTGCCAGCGGGCTTGATCCGCTCCAGAGAGAACTGGACGCTGTACTGCTCCTCGATCGTGAGGGTGCGGTGCGGGAAGACCCAGATGATGTGACGCTGCGAGTACGGACGAGTGCCGCCGTTCTCCAGGTCTCCCCAGGAGCGCCCCTCCATGGACGTCCACGAGGCGTAGGCACTCTGCACCCCACTCCAGGTCTGCGAGATCCGATCGTCCTGCCGCCACGACTCGTAGACATCGCACTGGCAGCCCAGGAGCGCCTCCGCCGTCGCCTCGATGCCACGCGTGGTGGCACCCATGTTCAGGGCCTTGGCGAATTGCTCGATACGGGAGCGGTACGAGCCGTCCCGGATCCTGGCCTGGTCCCACTCCTCGGGGGTGAGCACCTCGTTGAGCGGATCCTTGACCAGCAGCTCCGCCTCGCGGCGACGCACACCGAGCACCGCCCCATAGAAGGCGTCGAGGTCGAAGAAGTTGATGCCGCCCATCGTCTGCTGGAGGCGGGCCAGGAGATTGCGCTTGTGGAGCTGCACCACCCCCGAGTCGCCCAGAAGCACCTTCATGAACCGTGCGAGGTGCGTCTCGGCCGAGGTGTCGTAGATGTCGTCCGGGAAGTGGGCCAGACGAGACGATGACCGCTTCGGGGGACCAAGCGGGTTGGTGACCTGCTCGAAGCCTTCGGGGGGCAGGGCGACATCGGTGCCCTGCTGGTACTGGAGGATCTCGCTCGTGGCCATCAGCCAGCCACCCCGAACGTGTTGCCCGCCTTGGCGGTGAGCACGACCGATTCGAGTACGAAGTACTCGTAGTCGTCGGCGTAGATGTCCTTCGATCGATACGGGGTCCCGTCGCCGCCGAGGAACATCTTCACCGGGTAGGGCGTGGTCGTGTCATCGGACATCAACTTCAGACCGAAGTCGCCCTTGATCGCTCGTCCGCCCGAGGTGTATGCGGCGTTGCCCACCGACTCCTTCAGGGTGATGGTCGTCGAGCCCACTGACTGGACCACCCACTGGCCATTCGCCGCTGTGTTGCCTGCCACGCCATCCACGACCACGAGATCGTTGGCGACGAGGTTGTGCGGAGCAGAGGTGGTGAGCACGATCGGCGTGGCGTTCGTGGCCCCCGTGATCGTCCATGCCGTCATATCATCGCTCGTGAGGAGTCGGACGGCGTCGACACCAACGACGTCACCGATCACGTTCAGGAGGTCGGACACCTGCATCGTCGCCCCGAATCCGAGCCGGTCGAGGAACGTCGAGACGTTGGTGTTCACCGACGACTGCACCGACGTGGTCGAGTACCCGGGACGAAGAATGACGGCGGCGTGCACTCGGAGGTTGAGCTGCTTGCCGTGGTGCACGAGCACGTCCGTCGTCGCCATGCGCCAGCCCTCGATCTGAGCCTGGGTTGAGCGCGGGATGTCGTTGTAGGTGTAGTCGATGCTCACCGGGCAGTAGAGCTTCACCGTGCCAGTCGCTCCGCCGACGCCGACACCGACGGTCCCCTGAAGGGTGAGCGTGGTGCCGGTGACTGCCTGGATCGTGTGAACACCGTTCGCCGCAGTGTTGGTGGCATGGCTCTCGATCTTCACCTTCTGGCCGACCATGAAGGTGTGTGCGCCCGAGGTGGTCACGACGATGGGAGTGGCGTTGGTCGACGAGGCGATGTTGAGTGCCGTGGTCTGCACCTCGGCGGCGTCGATCTCCAGGCCGTCCATGGAGAGGGCGGAGCCATAGGGTGCACCGACCTCACGCACGACACGGATGCCGGTCGAGATGGTGTCGCTGCCCGCCTGGATGGTCGTGGGAGCAGTGAGGACGGGACGGAAGCCGAGGGGGACGAACACGTTGCCGACCGTCGGGTTCGTTCCGTCGAGACGCTTGAACCGGGAGTTGCCGTAGGCGTCGCTCGCCGTGCCGGTGAACAGCGACGTGCCGTCGATGAGGGTCATCTCCGTGGCGGCCACGGGGCGGCTCCCGCTCGTCCAGACGTCGACCCGGTTGGTGATGCCCTTCACGGCGTCACTGCGCGAGCCGATGGGGGCGAAGTTGATCGAGAGGTCGTACACGCCGTCCGGGACGTTGGTGGTGTCGAGCACGGTCAGCACCGGAGGAATCACCGAGGTGTCCAGCGAGTAGTGGACTCCTGGGGTGAACATGTCGCCGTTGTCGAGGTCGCGGCCGAAGGCGTACCCGGAGTCGTAGACGTACTTGCAGTGGGTGACGGCGTAGGCAGTGCCTGAGTTCGCAGTGTAGGAACCCGACCCCGCCACGTCCGCCGAATCGTCGAGGGAGCGGAGGGTGAAGCTCGTGGTCGACGAGACCGCCTTCACTCGGAAGGTCCCGTTGGCCGCCGTGTTGCCGAGTGCCCCGGAGATGTCGACGATGTCATTCGGCCGGAGCCCGTGCACCGTGCGCGTGGTGATGGCGATCGGAGTGGCGTTCGTCGCTGCCGTGATCACGAGGGGCACCCGTTCACGATCGAGCAGCGTGATGGTCGAGGTGGCCGTGCCGCCGACGACCTCGATGCGCTCCCGGTACTTCTCGCTCGGGCCGAGCACGACGGCCGCCGAGACGTCGGGGTCGTTGATGGCCACGCCGAGGTACATGTCCTCGGTGCCAGCGAGGTTGCGGAACAGCGTGCGCTTGAAGCGGTCACGGAGCTGGCTGTCGCTCTCGCCGTCCGTGCCGCCCGTGAGCGAGGACGGGTTCGAGACTGCACCGACGCCCTCGACGGGAGAGACGAGTCGGACGATCGAGTTGGCCGCCAGGTTCGAGTTCGCACCTCCGGACACCGCCTGCACGGGCGAGGTGACGCTGAGCGAGGATTGAGGGAAGATCACTGGACTCATCGTCTGCACGGTGATGGCTGGACTGTCTGCCGTGGCGAGCTGGGTGCCAGCCGGGATCACCGTCGACTGCGTGGCGACGGTGGAGCGCTGGAACAGCACCGTGCCGGATGCCCGACGGGCGGGGATGCGGGCGAAGCCGAAGAGGGCCACGAAGGCGTCCAGGTCCGAGCCCGAGCGCGAGTCGATGTCGTATTGGTACTGGAGGAGGTAGCGGTCGGCGTACGCCTCGCTGATGGCCTCTGCGACCGTGTCGAGGATCTTCCTGATCGGCGTACCGATCGAGGTGTCGAGGTCGGGCTCGGAGACCGCCAGTGCGGCGGACATCGAGGATGAGATCTCATTGGGAGTCGGGATAAGTCATCACCCTTTCGCCTGGTAGCGTGCAGGCTCGTGGATTGCAGCGTCGAGTGGTGCACCAGGCCCGCCAGATTCCGCGGACTGTGCGATCACCATCGGTACCGAGAGAGAAGGATCGCGAAGGGCCTGCCCGTGTTCCCGGATCGGTGGCAGGATCGTATCGAGATGGATCCATCTGGGTGTTGGATCTGTACGGCGGGGTGCGACCAGGATGGGTACCCGAAGCTGAAGTCGAAGCAGGCATCCCGATTCGTCTGGGAGCAGCTCATCGGACCGATTCCGGAAGGCGTGGTGCTCGATCACATCGAGTGTCGCAACAGGAAGTGTGTGAACCCGGCGCACCTTCGTGCGGTCACACCTCGCGTGAACACCCTGGAGAACTCGGTCGGACCTGCCGCCACGAATGCGGCCAAGACGCACTGCATCAGGGGCCACGAGTTCAGCGTCGAGAACACCTACCTGACCCCGGATGGGCGCAGGCAGTGCCGAAGCTGCTCTGCTATACGCAACCGCCGCTGAGGTAGGCACTCAGACCACGCTCCCTGGGCTCGTGAGGACGGAGAACTCTTGGCCGCTGGCCGTACGGAGGGTCACCTTCACGCGCAAGGTGTCGTTCCGGGTCTCGATCTTGATGTCGGTGATGTCCATGATCATCTCCTCGGCGGTGATCACGGAGGTGAACCCGAGGGCAGCGCGCTCCTTCACCTTCTCGGTCTGCTGGATGATGAAGTCGCGCACGATGCGCGTCACTTCTGCTCGCACCTCGAAGGGAACGTCGGCCGCCATGACCTGACCGATCCAGCTCGGTAGCGTCGACCCCCAGCTCCGGTGGAAGCGGTCGGCACCGTACGCCTCTCGCAGCGCCAGGCCGAGCTGCTGCTGGACGCGTGAGATCCCCTCGACCATTCCGAACTTCGAGCCCGTGAGCACCAAGTCCCCGTTCTTCACGGCGAGCGTCTTCATGCGATCTCCTCACCTCTTAGGTAGCCCTCGACAGAGCGAGGACATGGACGGGTCACTTCTTGCGCCTCGACGTACGGCACGCATCACAGGGTCTCTCTCCTCTGCGGAGGTGTCGAACCCGCCCGGCATTCGTCCCGCAACCCTGTGGCACCCGACGTGGGACATGGGTTGGTGGATTCACTTCGGCGACCCTTCTGGCCTCGATCGCCTCTTCGATCATCTCGAACTGACCGAGGTAGACGGCCCGTCCCCCGATCGAGATCTGCGCCGTCCACTTGCCGGTCCCCTTCTGGAAGTAAATCCCGCGGTGCCCGGAGGTGTTGCGGACCGTCAGTGCATCCGAGGTGTTCATTGACTGCTCTCGGCGAGTGGCAAGGCGAAGGTTCTCGCGTCGGTTGTCGAGCTTGTTGCCGTTGATGTGGTCGATCGAGATCCTCCACGAGCCGTTGAGTCCAACGGTGGGGCGCACATCCTCGATCAACCCCATTCGCTGAGCAACCTCTCGGTGAAGAAAGAGGGTCGCTCGGGACTCCGTCCGGGCGAGATACTTACCACCACCCTTTCCTCCGCTCATGTACCACCGTCTCTCCGCAAGGTCCGAATCCTCGTCACTGACCTGGGCTCGGAAGATGGATCCATCTCTCTTCGTCACGACAATCTCGGGCATCTGAGGGATGGTACCGGCCTGGATCCTCATTTCATTACCATGCTATTCGCAGCAGATGTACCACGTCGCAGCTCCCGTCACGGTGACCGATCCTCCGGCCTTGAACATCTTGCAGCTCATCGAGGAGTTCTCGCGCAGGATCGTGATGGTGCCGGTGGCGTCAGCCTTGATGGCCGTCAGGTCGATCGTGTATGCACCCGTGGCAGGGAAGGTCATTCGCCACGACTTCGTGACCGTCACGAGTCCGTTCGACACCGGGCGACACCGGATCGAGTGGGTGAACGTGTCGATGGTGTAGTTCGTCCCGTTGCGCCGAAGGAAGACCTCGCTGTCCGGCAGCCCGGAAGAGGCGTACACGTTGTCGAAGGCAATGGTCGCCTCGATCTCCATCGTGTAGTCCGTGGCGCTCGCCAGTGCAGGGATCGTGTACCCATGGGTGAGGCCAGGGATCGTGGTCGCCGTCGTGGTGACGGTGTAGTCCGAGCCGCCCGTGATCGAGTGGAAGGCATACTCGTCCAGCATCGTGCCGGTCGAGACGTACGACGAGTCCTGATCCGGGATGTTGAAGGTGGTGAGTCCGTCTCCGGAGCCGTAGGTCTCCCCGATCAGCTCGAACAACGCCCTGTAGCGATGACGGCTGACCGCTGCTCCGTTGATCGGAAGCCAGCGCTCGTTCGGTGCCGCCTCGAAGAGCCTGCGCTCGCCGATGTACGACCCCTGGGGCACCTCGACCGAGTTGCTGCGCGGATTGTCGAACGGCTGCCACCGGTACTCGTTGCGGGCGGACATCTCCTCGGCAACAGCGAGGGCTGTCGCCAGCGGCTGCGAGTCGGCCGCCGAGTCCATCATCTTGTGGAAGGTCCACACGCCCATCTCGTTCGAGACCATCCAGATGTCGCCTGGGCGGGGAAGGCGTCCGGACGGCGTGGTGTTCTGGATCTCGAATGACCCTCCCGAGCCGAGATCTCTCACGATGGAGGTGTAGCGCGCCGCCTCCTGGACGATGACGCGCCGGTAGGGAGACCCCATCCGGAACAGGTCGAGACCCTTGGATCCGCCAGCCATCAGGTCTTCGATTCCCACCACGCGCCGAAGATGACGAGGCCGACTCCGGTGATGATCCCACCGATGAACGAGAGGAGCATCATGAGAGGAAGATGCCTCTCGCTCCGGTGCTCCGCACGGGAGCCTTGCCACCCTTCGGGAAGAGGAAGAAGCCGGACCCGTCCGTGGCGCTCGGGGCACAGGTCTCAGCCGAGGTGGAGAAGCCGACGTCGTTGGACATGTTCCACGAGTGGGTCACTGACTTCACATAGAACTGGACCTTCAGCTCCTGGATGCACAGGAGCATCCCAGGGAACAGCTCGGGCATGAAGGTCAGCGGGACGTGCGCCCGGAACATGTCGGCCCACGACTGGAGGAACAGGTGCGTGGCGTACCAGAACTCCTGCTGTGGGCCGAAGATCGTGCCGACGAAAGTCCTGTCGACACGAGCGCCGAACCGACGCAGGAGGGCGTCAGGATCAGACAGCCAGGGGTACTGCTCGCCGCCGTAGTTGACGATCGACTCCAGGAAGCGAGGGATCTCCACCGTGGCAACCCCGGCCGTGGTGTTGGCCGAGATCGAGTTGCGGATGCCTTCGGGGATGAGACCAACCGATCCGAGCACGCCCGACCCCTCGACGAACTGGTGAGTCACCAGGGGGGAGTCGTTCCAGGTCACACTGAAGTCCATCAGCTCGACCAGCTCGACGTTCATGCGACCGGCCGTGTTGTACTCGCCCCAGTAGTCGGGGAACCAGGCGATGAAGTCTCCGTTGGGAGCGGCACAGTAGCTCCGGTTCGCAGTCTTGATGAGCTGGCCCACCGTCTCCATGACGGGGGTGTCGTTCATCGTCGCTCGGATCCCAGAGAGGTAGGCCGACTCCTCGTCGTAGGACTCGTCGTCGCCGAACGACCAGAAGGCGATGTTCGAGAAGAGTTGGGACGTTTCGTCCTGGGCCATGGTGCCCATGAGACCATCGCCATCGAAGGGGTTGGGACCCTGACTGCTCGGGTTGTAGCCGACTCCGGGGCGGGCCTCGGGGGAGTTGCGGAAGTTCTCGAAGGCGAAGAACTCCCAGTGCCACGGCTCGACCGGCCCGGATCCGCCGCGCTGCGCGTAGGCGGGGTGGCCCCAACCCCAGCGCCAGGCGTTGGCCAGGAGCCACTTGTACTCCTGGGTGTCGAACATCTCCGAGCGATTCTTGCCCGGGTTGGACTTCGACATCCCGGTGAGGCAGGTGAAGTCCATGGCGAGGCCCCAGCCGTGGATGGAGCGCCCCGGAGTGGCGTAGTCGTTGGGGTTCTGGGCTGCACCAATCGCCTGGTTCTCGTAGGAGCGGTAGCAGCTCCCCGTGAAGTCGTACCCGTCCTTCTTGCCAGCCTCGATCAGCAGCGTCATCGAGTCAACCGCTGAGGGATGACCCCACCCGATGTCCTTTGCGTACTTCATCGCGCTCGGAGGGATCTTGCCGTTCGTGTGGCCTCCCCAGGCGACGCGCTGGTAGTCGAGGCCGGACACGCCGTTGGGGATCGGGTAGATCGCATCCGAGGAGCTGCGGCTCTGGTTCTGGTCGGCCGGGTTGAGCACCACCGAGGTGCCACTCGTCGGGCTGACGACGGTGATCGGGCCGGTTGGGCTCGGGTTGGCCGGGGGCTTGCCCATCACCTGCTCGTAGATCGAGTAGTAGGTCTTCACCCACTTCTCGCCGTACTGCCGGATGGTGAGCTCGTTGCCCTCGTTCGCCGCGGGGATCTTGTCGAGCAACTCGGGGTGAGTGAAGACCTTCGGGAGGTACCAGCCGTAAGGGATGTTGACGAGCTTGTTGCCCCACCTGCCGAGGATGTAGTTGGCGTACTCGGTTGCCTTGGCGTCCTGGACGGCCCGAGGGGCGAGATACGCCTCTTTGTACCCCCCGTAGTTGTTCCACGTCGTGGTGACGAACTGGTAGGCACCAGAGGCGATGTCGCCGACCCCGTCGCCACGGTTGACGGCAGTGTAGTTGTTGCCGGACTCCAAGGTCCTGATCGTGAGCAACACGATGCTCATGTCGCTGGAGTCACCGACCGGGGTGTCGTCCCTCGGGTCGAGGGTTGGCGAGGCGGACGTCGTTCTTCCAGCGATGATCGGGCTCGTGCCGATCACCTCGGCGGCGTCCAGAGCGTCATCACTCACGGCCTTGAAGACGCTCTGGAACTTCGAGAACCACTGGTCGGGGACCTTGCCGATGTGGATCTTGTCGGCCGACCAACCGACCACATCGGTCATGATCTTGGCGGCGACGAAGCCCACTCCACCGTCCTGCTGTTCTCGGTCCTTCAGGGCGTTGTAGTGGATCAGGTTGCTCGCTGCCTGTGAACGAGCGTCCCACGGCCAGTTCTTCATGATCTTCAGGGTGCACTGACCAGACACCTCGACGACCCGAGGGTAGGTCGAGTACATCGGGACCTGATCGAGGTAACCGGCGAACACCTGGAGCCACTTCAGCCGCTTGAGCTGGATCACCACGCGATCGTTGGGTGTGAAGATTCCGTCGTACTTCCGGTAGGTGTTGTTGAAGCTCACACTGAAGGTGTGTGAGGCGTTCTCGCGCAGCGTCACCGACCCCGAGACGATGTCCTCGCTGATGTCGACGAGGCCGTCGTTGATCGTGTCGATGACGATCGTGACGGCGGGGCTGTACACCAAGGTGGTCACTGTCAGCTCCTGTACCCCGTGAGTGGGCTGCCGACGGTGTACGGAGAGGGGGTGAAGCCACCGACCTGAAGGCCACCCGGGGCCATGGTCGCACCAACAGCGCTCTCTCGGAGCGGCGGGGCGTACTTGGACGCCTTCGCCGCCGTGACTGTGGGCTCGCTGGCGCTGACGAAGTTGATCTTCATCGGATAGATGACCTGTCCGAACCTGTCACCGAAGTCGACCGCCGTCACGGGGTAGCCGACCTTGCGGAAGTCCCTCGAACGGACCGAGACAGTCATGGGGAGCAGGGGAACACCGTTCGGGTCGATGATCTTGTTGTAGTAGGAGATGAGCCAGAAGCTGAAGTCACTCATGGCCCGGTGCGAGGTGAACACGGTCTGGATGTACCACTCGCCCGAGGTGGCCACCTGGGGGTAGAAGGTCTTGTACCGGCGCGACTCACCCTCGGGCTGCGTGACGACGCTCTTGCCGAAGCCGAGGTCCGTCACCAGGAGGTCGTAGTGGCCGAACTCGGGCGCGGCCAGGGTGGCGTTGGTCTTGTGGACTCCGAGGCTCACGAGCGCTTCCCATCGACGGGATAGGACGGTGCGAATGGGGGGATGCGTAGAGCATCGACCTCGGCGTCGCTGAGGTCGTGGGCGATGCCCGTCGCCGTCCAGCAGAACCCCCCGAAGGTCAGGTACTTCTTCCGCTTCAGTGATTCGGGGAGGGACGGGGTGGTGTCTCCACCCCAATCGGCAGCGGTCATGGCGTACCTCCCTGGGCCGCCTGAGTCACGGCATCGGAGACAATGGAGACTGCGGACAGGGCCTGATCGGACATCTGCTCCAGGAACGACCTCTCCATGTCACGGAAGCCGCGTCCGATCATGGTGTCATTGCCGAGCACGTCCCTCAACGTACCTGCCGGACCATTCCACTCGCTCGATGCCTTCCACCCCATGCCGTCCGAGAGGCGGGCGATGAAGGCTGCCGCCGCCGAGTTGCGAGCCGCCTTCACCAGGTCTCCGTTGTCCTCCTGGACGAACATGGTGAGCTGGTAGCCGGGGTTGAAGTCCATGTTCGAGGCATGGATCGCCACGCTGCGCCCGGTCTGGGTGATGCCCTTCACGTAGCACCAGAAGTCCCACCCACGCTCGGGCCAGTGGAAGCGCACGGGCCGCGGGATGGATGTTGCCGTCACCGGCATCTGGGTGTCGATGATCTCGACGAGCCGATCGAAGAACGCCCGCTGCTCCTCGGGACCACCGGCACCGAAGACGCCTTGCACGGTGAGGTCGCCCATCGAGATCCCGTAGAGCTGGACCACCTTGCCACCCATCGTCTTGGTGGTGCCGAGCTTCACCGAGTACGGCCAGGAGACCGACTCGGGGTTGATCCGGAACGGGATGCCGTCGAGGTAAGCGCCCATTACCGTGTCGGTCCGTAGCTACTGGCCTCGCGGTTGGTGACCTCCATGAGGATCTCCGCGGCACGGGGGGTGAGATCGAGCATGACCGTTGTCCCCTTCTCGTCCTTCTTCTCGTCCTTGATGCTGGCGAAATAATCCTCGGGGTCCTCGCCAGCGCCAGCGTTCGTGTTCCCCGACGTCGTCGGCTTCCCGGTGAGTTCCTTGATCGTGGAGAACCCCATCATCTCGGCGATGGTCTTGTTCATATTCTCACCTGGCTCGACGACCACGGCCGAGCCGTTGGTGATCTGATCGCGGTGCTTCTCAAACGCCTCCTGCATGGTGACGACACGGTCCTCGTTGCCCGCCTTGACCATGACCATCGAGGTTGGGCTGAGCCCGAAGGTTCCGACGTTGCGGAGGAGTTCCAGTTCAACCGTGCCTGGAACCCTGGAGACCTCGCGGTTGCTGCCTTGCCCGGGCTTGGTGTAGATGTCGCGGAGCGCATCGTTCCAGCCGGGCTGGACGTTGAAGGCGTCCGAGTACGGGGTGCTGTTGTCCATCGTGGAAGAGAAGGTCTGTCCGAGCTTGACGTACTTCAGATCGGGAGCGCCCGTGAGCTGGCTGAGCTTCTCCTTTTCGAGTCCGTCGTAGACGTTCGACGGAGTATTCGACGTGAAGAGGTTGGCGGCGATCCCCGGAGCGGCCTGGTCGGAATCAACCTTGATGCCGTTGTTCCGCAGGGTGTCGGCGATCATTCGCTGCTGGAAACCGTACGTCTCCAAGTACAGGCCAAGATCGTACGAGTCCCGGGAGTTCGGGATGAGGTTGCGCCCGAGCTTTCTGATGAACTCCCGTACCACGTCCTCGAAGCGCCGACCGCTGTCGGAGGGGAGTGTGTTCAGTTGATCTCGCGCCCGGTTCTCCTGCACAATCATCCCGTTGAGAGGCCCGTTGGTTTGCAGGTCGACCGAGTACTGCGCCGGGGTCATGCCGAGGGACTGAGCATTGGCGTATTGGATGTTGCGGGCCATGGTGCCCGAATAGTCGACCCGATTCATGTACATGTGACCCATGTTGACCTGAGAGGTCGTGAACGCCTGGGCCTGGGTGATCGCACCCCCTCCTCCGCCGAGAATGTTCGACGAGGACGCCTTGTAGTTCTCGATGAAGATGGCACGAGCCTCCTTGGCCGACACGCCCGAGTCGCGAGCAGCCTGGCCGACTGAGGCAATGGCGTCGGTCAACTGGCGCATCGCCACCACGGCTCCACCAGACTCCATCGTCATCGAGAGCAGCTCTCGGGTCTGGTCGCTACTGACTCCGCCCCCCATGAGGCGTGCCCCAGCGCCGATGTAGTCGTTGCGGTGCGAACCGCGAAGTCCCATCTCCTGGGACTGGGTCCACAGCGTGTCGTAGGCGTCGCCACCGAGGAGACTGAACCGACCACGGACGTTCTTGTTGAACCACTGGTCCGCCCGCTCGCCGAACTGCTGTCGGTTGGACCCGCCGAAATACTCCTGGTAGCTCCTGTTCTTGGCGTACTGCTCCTGAACCTTCTGCCACCCCTCGTTGGCGACGTGCACGACGGTAGAGGCCGTACCGGCAGCCTTCAGCGCACCATTCGGGGCGGCGCTCATCAAGGCTCGGCCGAAGGGCTGGCCGCCCTGCCACGCACGGGCCACATCGGCAGCCCTGCCCGCCATGAGGCCGCGCCGGAGGAACCTTGTCTCGTCCCCATCAGCCTCCTCGACCGCAGCGGGATTCAGCGATATGCGAGCGGCAGGTTCGCTCCCGCCGTGCTCGTCGAGGTGCCCCGTCTGGTAGGCGTCGGCAGCCTTGATGTACTTGTCCTCGTAGTGGTACCTCCCCGCACTGTCAATCTTGACTCCCGGACGAAGTCGCCTCTGTCCACCTCCGGCCATCTCTCCATCCGCCATAGTGCCGAAGGCTCCCATGGTCCATGACTCTGCACGAGTGGCGAACGAGCTGGCGAGACGATCTCTGATGCTGTCTCGCGTGGACCCCCCGTCCTTGTCGTGCGCCGACGGCACGAAGCGCTCGGTAGCGAGGTTTCCCGGGGAATCGAGCCGGGTCGACAGGGTATGTGCTGCCTCCTCTGCTCGCTGCGCTACTCCTGCTGCGGCAGGGACCCCAGAGGCCACCTTCATCCGGCTCGCCCGTGAGATCTCCTTCAGGGCATTCAGGATCTCGGCGTTCTGGGCCTTCATGTCCGTCAGGACAGTCGAGAACCCTTGAGCGATCGCCCCGGAGATCTGCTTCTCGATCGTCTCCCCCTTCTTGGGCGGCTGGCGGGGCTTGGAGGGAGCCATCAGATGTCGCCCAGCGTGAGTTCGTCGAGGCCG